CACCGAGTTCCTTGCGGCCCTGCGCCGCGGCGACGTCGACGCGCCGGCGGTGGCGTAATGCGCACCCTGACGATCCCGCGTGCCGTCCCTGTCGCACTGCTGCTGGCCGGGTCGCTCGGCCTGGTGGGCGCCACGGCGGCGTTCGCCGGTAACCACCAGGGCGACAGCCCCGACCCGTGGACCTGCCACCCCGTCGAAGGCAAGGGCGAGACCGGCTCGGGCTGGAACCTCATAGCCCCCGACAAGGCGTCCTCGCACATCGACGAGGCCACCGGCGCGGGCAAGCACACCCGTTCCGACGGCCGCACCGACGTGTATGCCGTCAACACGGGCGGGGTGTGGACGTGCCCCGGATCGCCTTCCACCTCAACGACTTCCACGCCCACCGAGAGTGAGACCACGACATGGCCGACGACCCCATCCTCGACAAGCCCGACCGGGTCGCCTACTTCGAGCGCCGCGACACCGTCCACGACGCCTACCACCCCTCCTGTCACGAGCGAGCCGAGCACTGGCACCACCACGAGTCCGACGACTACTACTGCCACGTCGCCGCCCGCCACGACGACCCCGACTACCGGGCAGCCGTCAACCACGAACGCGACGAGCAGCCCGACGACGACGTCACCGTCGAGCAGCTCCTCGACCTCTACGGCGCCCTCGCAGACGGCGCCTCCGTCGACGTCTACCTCGACGCTCGGAGGTCTGCCGACCCGGCGGTCAACCAGTCCTTCCTCCGCATCCGAGGCGCCCTCGACGACAGGCGTCGAGCAGCCCGCGCCCTCGACGACCTCACCCCAGACGAGCGAGCCGTCTTCGACCGCCGCGTCCGCTGACCGGCTCGCCCTGACCGGCACCGGCGTCAGCGGCACCGTCGCCGTCGCCGTCGTCATCCTCGCCCTCGGCGGCATCTTCACCTGGTACGCGTGGATGCTGCGCCGCCACGACAACGACGACCGGAAGCACTGACATGGCCGCCGTCCTCATCGTCGCCGCCGTCGTCGCGGTCTTCATCTGGTACCTCACCCTCACCGGACCCATCGACGAGGCACCCCTGAACCCCGCACCGGCACCCCCCAGCCCCCTGCCCGGGGTGCCGGTGCGGCCCCACCCCACCGACGGGTCGGACCTGCCGTTCGACCAGGACGCCGCACAGCTCGTCGCCGAGACCGAGGCCTACCTGCGGAGCGCGTCATGACGAAGACCTGTCCCGCATGCGGGGCGCAGTATGCCGCCTCGTGGAGTGGCCGGATCTACTGTTCGCGCACCTGCTCGCAGTCGGCCCGAACGAGCGCTCGAAACTCGAACTGGCGCGGCGGCAAGACCAAGCACCCGCTCTACCTCATCTACTGCGACATGGTCGCTCGTTGCACCAGGCCGACACACCTTCGCTGGGCCGATTACGGCGGCCGCGGCATCACGGTCTGCGACCGCTGGCGCAACGACTTCTGGGCCTTCGTGTCCGACATGGGCCCGCGCCCGGAGGGGAGGACGCCCGGGGGTCGCGCCGCCTGGACTCTCGACCGAGTCGACAACGACCGAGGTTACGAGCCGGGCAACTGCCGCTGGGCTGATGGCTCAACGCAGGCCAAGAACCGCCGCAGGTACGGGTACGAGCAGCGAGAGCGGAACGAGCTCGGCCAGTTCAAGGGGGCCGTGGCATGAGGTCGTGGCACGAGGGTCGCCTCTTGTTGGCAGACGCAGAGACCAGCGGCGTCTCCGTCGACCACGACCGCATCGTCACCTTCGCCCTCCACGAAGTCGGCGCCGGCCACAAGACCCTCACCCGCGAGTGGCTGATCAACCCGGGCATCCCAATCCCCAAGGGCGCCAGCGACATCCACGGCATCACCACCGAGCACGCCCAGGCCAACGGCCGCCCGCCTGCCACCGCGATCCACGAGATCGCCGGGCACATCCTGTCCTGCTCCCGCGACTCCCGGATGCCGCTCGTCGGCTTCAACGTCGTCTTCGACATCACGATTCTGCAGCGCGAGTGCTACCGCCACGGCCACACCGAGTTCGGAAACCTGCTGGCCAACCTGGCGCCGGTCATCGACTGCTTCGTTATCGACAAGTGGGCCGACACCTACCGGAAGGGCTCACGAAAGCTCGTCGACGTCGCCGCCCACTACGGCATACCGCTGGGCGAGGACGCGCACGGTGCGGCCGCTGACGCCCTCGCCGCGGGCCGGCTCGCGTGGAAGCTCGCGACCAAGTACCCGGGCATCCAGGGCGATGCGATGCAGCTGCACCTCGACCAGGTCGTGTGGAAGGCCGATCAGGCCGCGTCCCTCGAGGCGTACCTGCGCAAGAAGGACCCGGCCGTCGTCGTGTCCCGCGCCTTCCCCGTGCAGCCCTTGCCCACCAGCTGGGACCCCAAGGCGCTGCCCCAACCCAGAGAGGACCACGCCGCATGAGCAACAACCTCCGGACAGCCACTGCCTACCTGCAGATCAGCCGTGACCGCTACCCCTACGACGCGAAGGTCATGAGGTCGACGCAGAAGAAGCCGGAGTTCGTCGAGCCCGGGTGCGTCGTCGTGAAGGTGCAGCTGCGGCTGCCGAACGTGGCGTGGGAACCGTTCGCCCCCGAGGCCGTCATCGACGTCCCGGCCGACCTGGTCCAGCGGCCCGTCGAGGTCGAGGCGGTCGAACCGTGAACGTCATCGGCATCGACCCCAGCCTCACCGGCACCGGCATGGCCAGCGTCGACGGCGACCTGTCCACCATCACCAGCAAACCCCACGGCGACACTCTCACCGACCGCCACGACCGCCTTCTCGACATCATCGCCGACGCCCTACCCCTGCGCGACGACCCGGTCGACCTCGTCGTCATCGAAGCGCCGTCCCTCGGGCAGTCACGCCAAGGCGGCACCCTCGACCGAAACGGCCTGTGGTGGCTACTCATCCACGAGCTGCACCTCGCCCACCACACCGTGCTCGACGTGCCCCCGGCCACGCTGAAGAAGTACGCCACCGGCAAGGGCAACGCCACCAAACCCGACATGCGCATGGCCCTGTTCCAGCGGGCCGGCATCGACTGCCGCGACGACAACCAGGTCGACGCCTGGTGGCTGCGCGCCCTCGGCCACCACGTCCTCGGCCAGCCCCTCGTCGATCTCCCCAAGGCGCACACAGCCGCCCTCGACCGACTCACCCGACCAGCCCAGGCGGTGGCGTGATGGGGTACGCCAAGCCGACCGCAGCCCGCCTCATCGACCAGCGCGCCCGACGCCGCGCCACCCAGGCCCTCCTGCGCGCACACCACGACGAGTTCCAGATGCTCCTCATGGCCGAGCGCGCCCGAGCCACCGAGGAAGCTGAGCGCCTTGTGTCCGCACGTCCACCGACCGCGCACCAGCACGCCGCCTCCGAGCCGCCGCGCCTCATGTCCGGGCGATACAAGCCGGGCCAGAACGCGACTGACCGTATTGACGTTGCCCGCTGCCGCCGCTGCCACGAGCACCACGACGCAGGGCACATATGTCAGAACTGCGGCCTCGACGAGCGTGCCGCCGACGCCCTCGCCAACGAGTACGACGACGACGACCTTCGCGCCGAGATCCGCCGCGACCTGGCCGAGGCAGCGTGGGCATGAAGAGCTACGGCCAGACCGGCACCGGCGGCACCCTTGTCGACCGGCACGTCCCACTGACCACACGCCGCTCCGGCGGTGACGCCATCGCCCAGCTCGAACGCGCCCATGTCCACGTCTCCCCGATCCGGCAAGGCCCCGCAGTCGACCCTGACGCCGTCGCCCGACTCAAGCGCCTCGGCGTCCTCATCGAGACCGAGCCACAGGTGCTCGTGCGCAAGACCAGCCGGAAGCCCGAGCCGGCCAGGCCCCGCGCGGCACGCCCGGCCTCGGCGCCCGGGCGACCGGGGCCTGAGCCCGTCTCCAAGGTCCGCCTCCGGCAGGTCCTCGAGCTGCACCGTCTCGGCCAGTCCGTGGAGACCATCGCCGAGACCGTTGGCTGGACCAGGCAAACCGTGCGCCGCCACCTGGTCGCCGCCGGATTCGACCTGCCCGCGCAGCCCCGCGGGCCCCGACCCGCCTTCGACGTCGACCAGGCCGTCGAGCAGGCGCAGGCGGGCATGACCGTGACCCAGATCGCCCGCCACCACCAGGTGTCCGTCCGCACCATCACCAGCCACCTCGAGCGCCGTGGCGTCACCCCCGTCAACGGCCGCACCGCCGCCGCACTGGCCCGCAGCCAGCACATCGACACCGACGCCATCGTCAAGGCCTACGCGGCCGGCGCCAGCATCCCCCAGGTTGCCGACCAGCTCGGGTGCGCCACCGCCACGGTTCGCCGCCGCCTCATCAGCGCCGGCGTCATCCTGCGCGACGACCGCCACACCAACAGCGGCGGCCGCAACCAGATCAGCGCCCAAACCGCGCAAGCCGCGATCGACCTGTACCTGTCCGGCCTGACCGGCAAAGAGGTTGGCCGCCGCCTCGGCATCGGCCAGACCACCGTCGGGCGGATCCTGCGCGACCACGACATCACCGTCCGCACCAGCGGGCAGGCCCAGCTCGGCCGTGTCGGCCGCGACAACGCGCGCGACCTCAAGGACCTCATGGCCGCCAACGGCGCCACCACCCAGGACGTCCGCGCCTGGGCCCGCCGCACCGGCCGACCCGTCGCCGACCGCGGCATACCCGGCCGCCACCTCGTCGAGGACTACCTGCTCGAGCACAGCCGAAACCCCAACCACACCAAGGAGAACCGCCCATGACCGACCGACCAACCGTCCGACCCTTCGCAGACTTCCTGCGCGAACACGGCCGCGGCCGCACCCACGACGAACTCGGCGACGCCCTCCACACCCTCGTCGCCCGCGTCAAAGACACCGGCAAGAAAGGCGCCGTCACCCTCACCGTCACCGTCGAACCCATGAAGAAGGACGACCGCGTCGTCATCGTCAGCGACAAGATCGCCCTCAAGCTCCCCGAACACGACCGCCCCTCCGGCATGTGGTTCGTCGGCAAGGACGGCAACCTCCAACGCGACGACCCCGACCAGCCCTCCTTCGACTCGCTGCGCGAGGTCCCACCACCGCCCGGCGTCGACGCCGACGGCGAGATCACCGACCCGACCACCTACGACCGAGAGGCCAACTGACCCATGTCTGAGAACACCGAAGCCCGCGACGTCATTGACGTCGCCCAGGAAGCCGTCGGAGCCCAGCAGCTCGAGCACGGCATCTACTTCAACCACCGCGACGGCAAGCTCGTCGACATCCGCGACCAGCTCCTCGAGGACGAGCAGCGCGTCCCCGCACGCAAGCACGGCCTCTACACCGTCACCGACATCCCTTCGTTCGTGTCCGCCCTCGCCAAGCACGGCATCGACCAGACCGAGGTCTGGGCCCTCGACTCCGCCTCCCAGATCCGGGCCGTCGTCAACGCCCACCAGGGCGCAGGCAAGGAAGCCGGCCACCAGGACCACATCATCACCCTGGCCCTGCAACGCACCGACGACTGGAAGCAGTGGACCGAACGCGACGGCAAGCTGTCACCCCAGCTCGAGTTCGCCGAGTTCATTGAGGACCACCTGCCGAACTTCGTCGACCCGTCCGGCGCCGACATGCTCGAGCTCGCCCAGACCTTCCAGGCCACCACCAAGGTCGACTTCGACTCCTCCCAGCGCCTCAAGTCCGGCGAGACCCAGCTCACCTACGCCGAGAACACCACTGCCACCGCAGGCAAGAAGGGGTCCATCGCGATTCCCGACACGTTCCAGATCGCCCTGCAACCGTTCGAGCGCGGCGACACCTACAAGGTGCAGGCCCGGTTCCGGTACCGCATCGCCAACGGGTCACTCCTCCTCGGCTACCGGCTCACCCGGCCGAAGGACGTCCTGCGCGACGCGTTCGACCAGGTCGTCGCCAAGGTCGGCGCCGACACCGGCCGCCAGGTCTGGTCCACCACCTGAGCCGTGCCGGCCCGCGCCTTGACCCCGCGTGCCGGCACCCCCCACGCCCCCGACGCCAGGGCATCAAGCAGCAGCACCAACGACCCGCCATAGGCGCCATGCGCGGGCACACAGGCCCACGACCGGAAGGGACCCGGTGAGCGACCCACAACTCTTCGACACCACCCCATACGAGGTGCCCACCCTCCCCACCGCCGACGAGCTCGACGGACTCGGGAAGGACGCGCGCGCCACCCTCCGCAACAAGGCGCTCATCACCGACCAGGGCATCAACCCCGGCACCCGCCTCCCCCTGCACCCCGCAGCATCCCGCGACCGCGGCGGCCCGGGGCCCCGCTGCGGCGACTGCACCCACCTATACGTCAAGCACGCCGGCAACTCCCGCTTCCTCAAGTGCGACCAAACCAACGTGCGCGCCGACGTCCACCACGACGGCCCCGACATGCGCGCATGGTGGCCCGCCTGCACCCGCTACCAGCCAGCCGACGGCGGTGCCGCATGAAGCTAGCAATCGCCGACCCGCCCTACCCGCCCCGCGTGTACGACCGACCCGATGCCGCCGGCGGCGCCCTCCGTCGCGTCATCCGGTCACGGGCACGGCGTTGGTACGGCGACCAAGGCCCCAGCCCCCGCTCGAGCGGCAACGTCGCCGACTTCCACCCCGACGCCGCGTACTGGGACACGCCCGAAGCGCACCGCGCCCTGATCGAGCGCCTCCACGCCGAGTTCGATGGCTGGGCCCTCGCCACCACCCTCGACGGCGCCGACTGGTACCACCCCCTGCCCCCCGGCACCCGACATATGGTCTGGCACAAGCCCAACAGCATGCCCAACGGCTCCCGTCTCGCGAGTTCCTGCGAGCTCGTCCTCGTGTACATCCCCCACGGCCGCCGCCTGCGCGCCGCAGGCCGGCAGATGTCCGACCTGCTCGTCGCCGCCCCACCCAACGCCAGCTTCGCCGGCGCGAAACCAGCCTCCTGGACACGCTGGGTCCTCGACGCACTCGGATACGACCCAGACGTCGACGAGCTCCACGACCTCTTCCCAGGCTCTGGCATGGTGGCCGCCGCGGCCGCTCAAGGGGTGCTCCTGTGACCGACCAGCACCGCCGCCACGACGTCGTCCACATCGACGACCACCGACACCCCGAACCACCCCAACTCGAAGCACCAGCACCCGAGGACAACCACCCCGCACCCCAACGCACTCCCCGGGACCTCGCCGAACGCGCCCTCCTCGGCGCCATGCTCCGCGACCCCGAAGCCCGCGACCAAGCCACCCAAACCCTCCAAGGCCGCGACTTCCACGACGCCCGCTACGAGCAGATCTTCGACGCCATCGTCCACCTCTACTCCCGAGCCCAACCCGTCGACACCCTCACCGTCGCCGACCACCTCGGCAACCAGCTGGCCCGCATCGGCGGCCACGCCGAACTCGCCCAGCTCGAATACGAAGGCCTCGCCGTCATCGACGCCGGCTACTACGCCGACCTCGTCGCCCGCCACGCCGCCCGCGACCGCCTCACCGCCGCCGCACAGCGCATCCTCGCCATGCCCACCGACGGCGACCTCGAAGACATCCTCGCGGCCTCACACGCCGAACTCGACGCCATCCAAACCCGCGTCCCCGGCGTCGACCAGGCCGGACCCGCCAACACCTGGGCGCCCGTCGACTTCGCTGCAGTCCTCGACGGCGACCTGTCCGCACCCGTCGCCACCTGCCTGCAACGCCGCGACGGCAAGCACCTGCTCTACCCCTACGCCGTCCACTCCATCAGCGGCGAACCCGGCAGCCTCAAAACCTGGGTCGCCCTGCTCGCCATCGTCCAAGAGCTCGAGAACGGCAACAACGCCGCCTTCATCGACTTCGAAGACCGCGCCCAATCCGTGGCCACCCGACTCCTGCAGATCGGAGCCGACCCCGACACCCTCCGCGACCCCACCAGGTGGCGCTACATCCGACCAGACGCCGCCCTCGACGCAGCCGGCACCACACACCTCGACCAGGCCGTCGCCGACTGCACCGTCGTCGTCATCGACGGCGTCACCGAAGCCATGAGCATGCACGGCTGGTCCATCAACGACAACGACGACGTCGCCGCGTACGTCATCAAGCTCCCCCGCCGCATCGCCGACAAAGGCCCCGCAGTCCTGCAGATCGACCACGTCACCAAAGACTCCGAGACCCGCGGCCGCTACGCCATCGGCGGCCAGCACAAGCTCGCATCCATCACCGGCACCGCGATGAAAGCCCTCAAGGTCCGCTCCGGCGGCAAGGGCGAGCACGGCGTCATCAAGGTCGTCCTCGACAAGGACAAGCACGGCGACGTAGGCCCCGACGGCCACACCATCGCCGAGTTCCACCTCGACGACACCCAACCCGGGCAGACGTTCGCCTGGCTCGACCACCCCACCGCCAGCGTCGACGCAGACGGCCACTTCCGGCCCACCACACTCATGGAGCGCGTCTCGACCTTCCTCCTGGCCACCCCCGGATCGAGCTCGCTCAACGACATCAAGCGCGGCGTCAAGGGCAACAACGAGTCCATCGCCGACGCCGTCGACGCCCTCGTCAGGGAGGGCTTCGTCCGGGTCGAAGAAGGCCCCCGCGGATCCACCCTGCACCACCTCGTCACCGCGTTCGAGGCCAGCCGATGACCGATCCCTCACCGATCCCTGGACCGATCCCCTTGGGGGTCAGTCGCAGCACTGGTTCCCGATCCCCTACCCCTACGGGGATCGGAACCGGTGCGACCGATCCCACCCACCGATCCCCAACGCCAGGAACCACCAACCACCGATCCCATGAAAGCGAGCACCCCATGACCCACCCCAGCAACGACCAGCAAGGCGGCGCGGAGGTCAGCATCTACGGCGCCTCCGACGACCTCATCGAGTTCGACGGCGCCATCTACGGCGAGGCCGGTCTGGACTTCGACGCCGGCTGCTCGATGATCAAGCTGAAAGCGCCTGACGGCACGAAGATGAGCCTGCTCGCGGAGTTCTGCGGCGAACGCCACCCCGACGGGTGGAAGGTGTATGTCACCGGCAACCCCGGCAACTGGTGGTGGGCCGAGTTCGCGTCGCGTGACGACGAGGACGACATCGGCGTCAAGGTGCTGGTGCCGGAGGGCACGAAGGCCAAGGTCGACGGGAAGCGTGTCCGATGACCGCCCCGGACGTTCGCGCCACTCCTCCCGCGCCCGAGAGGGTGGCGAAGTGGGCGGAGGCGATCGGGCCACGCTCCGAGCATCCGGTCGCGACGCGCGTCTCCCGAGCGATCACCCTCGCGGATGCCGAGCGTGAGGCTGACCGGGGACGCATCGCCGAGTTGGAGGCCGAGGTTGCCCGCCCGTCCGGGGTCATCGCGGACGTGAAGGCCACTCTCGACTCGTGGGTGAAAGGGGTCGAGACCGACCTGACCATGGGCGCTACCAAGGCTGAGGTTGAGCCATTGCAGCGATTGACCGGGCACCTCCGCCGCGCTCTCACCGCCTCCCGGCAGGAGCCCCAAGACACGGCAGCCCCGACAGGTGACGGGGAGCGCTGGGGGACCTGCGCCGAGTGTGGCCAGATGGTCACGGTTGAGCAGGCCGTGTCGCTTGGCTATTACGACGGGAGCGACCTGTGAGAGCCGGACTCGTGTGGGTTGACGACCAGACCGGCTACCAGTGCCCCAACTGCCGCCTGTTCGTGTGCATCCCGAGGCGTGCTGAGACGGTCGAGTGTCCACGTTGCCGCCCCGTGGACGGCCCCGAGACGGGCGAGCGGGGTGAGGGCTGATGCGACTCGAAGACCTGCCCATCGAGGACCGCCAAGCGGTCGAGGACTTCACGGCGTTCCTCAACGGCAACGGTGCGTGCCTGCTGTGCATGATGCCGACCGCCGAGTGCCGCGCCTCCGATGAGCCGTGTTGCCCGAACTGCAAGCACGGCAGGTTGCGCCGTGTTGAAGGACCAGCCGCGTCGGAGTTCCACAACGCGCCGCACCTGCTGGTCAAGGACGCCGCCCGCCCGGACGGTGCCGGACCCGAGGCGGTGGAGTCGTGAAGCAGCGGAAGGTCTGCGGCTGGTTCGATCCCGTGTTCGCCAAGGACCGGGCGGTCGCCCACTGCCGTCGGTGCCACAACGCAGGTCGATTCGATCTGCACCTCAACCAGTGGGTGCACGTTTGGAAGGGTGATCTGCGATGAGCGCCGACCGTCCCCGCCTCGCTGACATCGAGGACCACATCGACACAGCGCCACAGGCGCGAAAGGAGACGACATGAGCGAGCCCACCCGAGCGAGACCGCGCCGCCGCCCGCGCTGCTGCGGAGCGGGAAGGCGGGCAGTGATGGGCCGCGACGCGCGCCAAGAGCTGGCGATCACCAACCCGCTCGACCGGGCCGACAACGACCCCAGAGCCCTCGCCCCGTTCACCCGCGACCGCAAGCACGCCACCGGCCTGCTCGTGCGCACCATCTTGGCGGTGGACCGTTGAATGCGCCTCAACCACGGCATGCCCGTGTGGCACGTCAGCGTGAGTGTCTGGTCCAGGCGCTACGAACTCGTCAACGCCCCGAACGTCGCCGAACGCGAAGCAGTGAAAGCCCTGCGCGGCGTCGGCGGCGACCGCGAATGGTGGCTGTGGAACGACACCACCAACATCGGGCACCTGCGCGTGGCAGTCACTCCGCAGGAGTTCGAGCAGATCCCGTGCGGCACCGCACACCACGACGCCGGCGAGTCCGGACCTGAGAGGCCGAGGACCCGATGACTGACCCGATCCAGCCCCCACCCGGCCTGCTCGACGCGATCGCGGCCGAGCTCGGCAAGCACCGCAGCCTGCGCCAAAAACCCTTCCTGCATGTCCGGTGCGCTTGCGGCCCCTACTGGATGGAGCCGGACGATCACGACCACCACCTCGCCGTCATCGCGTGGGAGACGCTCGCCCGCGAGCTTGAACTGACGGAGAAGCACTCCACCTGGCCCGTCTGGGGCGAGCGCGACTGGACGCCACGCGACGGCCGCCTCGCGGCCGACGCGCACGCCAAGGTCAGGTACATCACGGGCTGGGAGCCGGCCACCCGCCTCGTCTCGCCGTGGCGCACCACCAACCAGGAGGCAACCCCATGACCACCCGCGGCACCCCCGGCCCCACCTGCGGAGCCCGCACCCGCAACGGCGGCACCTGCAAAAAGCCACCCCTCGACGGCACCACCCGCTGCAAACTCCACGGCGGCGCATCACCCCAAGCCCAAGCCGTCGCAGCCCAACGACGAGCCGAACGCGAACTCATCTTCCTCGGCATCCCCGTCACCGAAATCCACCCCGCCGAAGCGATCGTGCAGCTCGTCCAGTACCAGGCCGCGATCGTCAACTACTGGCGCACCAAAGTCGCCAACCTCGACGAGAACGACCTCACCTGGGGCCGCACCATTGAAGTGCGCAAGGACTCCGGCGAGTTCCCCGGCACCGATACCACCAGTGAAGCCAAACCCCACATCGCGTACGCAATGCTCGTGCAAGCCCAGGACAAGCTCGCCGACTACGCCACCGCCGCCCTCAAGGCCGGCGTCGAAGAACGCCGCGTCAGGTTGGCCGAGAACCAGGGCGCGCTGGTGGCGCAGGCGATCCGGCAGGTCCTCGATCAGCTGAACCTGACCCCCACCCAGCAAGAGCTGGTGCCGACCGTGGTGCCGGCTGCGTTGCGCCTCATCGCAGGAGGAAACCCATGATGCCCACCTACCGGCCCCGCATCACCGTCAAGGACGACCTCGCCCAGCCCATCGAAGACGCCCAGTTCGGTGTCCCGATGCGGTACGTCATGCCGGCTGTGTCCCTCGAGGTGTCGTTCGACCTGCACGACCACCAGGCCGCACTCCAAGCCCTTGACGCGGCAGTCGGTCGCGTCAAGGCCCAGATCGAGGAGACCCGCTGATGGCCACCACACCCGACGTCACCATCCGGTTCCGCATCGACCAGGCTCCGTTCCAGCGGTCCATGTGGGACGCCGCTCAAACCCTCGGCCGGGTCGGCTACCAGCTGGCCGGGCAGACTCCGCCACCCCGGGCGCCGTACCCGCGCACCTTCAGCGGCCTGACCGCACGCGAGTACCGGGCTGCGCGACGCGCCTACGGCCGGGCGGTCAAGGCCTGGAAGCGAGGTGTGCGCTGATGACCACGTCCCCGCTCATCGAGGACAACGTGATCGTCGAGAACCCCCTCGACCCGACGCTCGCATGGACGATCCAGCAGCCGTACAACCCCACCCAGGCCGCCACCGACAAGCTCACCCGCTGGTGCGAACGCCACGGCCTCGACAGCAAGCTGATCCCCGCCACTGGTGACGGCCTCGTCGTGCGGCTCGAGTCACCCGACGGTGGGCTTGTGGCCCACGTTGTCGAGTATGTCGTCGACGAGAACGGGCGCCGCCACATCGAGGGCGGCACCTGGGCCCGGCATGCCCCTCGCACCATCCCCGTCGACTCCATCCCCCCCGCCGGCGGGTACATCCCCACCTGGGCGGCCCAATTCGCCACCACCGAGGAGACCCGTTGAGCCGCCGACGCGAACCCATCGCCGACATCACCGACGAGGCGGGGGTCGACACGCTCGCCGACGAGGCGCGCAAACACCTCGACACCATCCGCAAGGGCTGGCGCCACGTCCTCGACCCCATCGACGTCACCAGTGGCGGAAGCACCCGCAACACCCCCCGGCCGGCGACCGAGGATGAAGCTGACGAGCAGCTCCCACCCGACGCCCGCCTCGACACCCCACTCGTCCTAGCGTTCTGGGTCCACGCTGCCCTCGACGAATGGCCCACCATCCTGCAGACGCTCGAGCCCGACGAGAGCGGCACCATGCGGCTCGTCACGACGCAAACCATCGACTGCAGCGACGTCCTCGCCATGACCGACCTACTCCACCGCGAGGCCGATCGCATCACCTCATGGGCCGAACCCGGCCACGACTACGGACAGACCTTCGTCGCCGAGCTCGACAAGGTTGCCCGCGCCGTCTCCCGTGTCGCCTGGCCACCCAAGGGCGACCGCATCTGCATCGGCGAGTGCCCCGTCTGCGGCAGCCGCATCCGCGTGAAGGCACCCACCTGGCACCGCCGACCCCTGCACGTCCCACAACCGACGACCGACCCGAAGCGGTACGCCGAGTGGACCTGGATCGTCCCCGACAACGCACCCTGGGAGGCCGACCGGCAAGCGCCGATCACCTGTCGGTGCGGGCTGGAAGGCTCAATTGAAGAGTGGCGCGAACGCATCGCCGGCCCTTCACCACTCCTCACCGCCGAACAGCTAGTGGCCGAGATCGGCGACCAGCTCGGGATGCGCTACCAGCCGGCCAGCGTGCGCCAGTGGGCGCGCCGCGGCCTGGTCGCCACCCACGGCTACTCCACCCAGGGTCACGCGCTGTACGACCGGACGCAGGTGCTCGCCGCACTGCTGGCCCGGGAGAAGGCGCGCGACCGGGCGTCGTGACGCGTGTGACGGGCGTGTCTCATGGGGTAGTTGACTTGCGAACGACAGGCGTGCGAACCTATGCCCGTGACACGGCAAGGGGTGTAGTGCGCCCCCAGCCGGTCAGCCTCGAAGCCCCGGCCGTGTTGGTCCGGGGCTTCCCCATTCCCCCGCCGCCGCGCCAGCTGGTCACTCAACCGCCATGCGCAGCACAGCCTTGGACGACGAGCGGCGGGCACTCCTCGGCCCAGCGGAACCGCAGCGCTGGGTGCTGCCCGATCGCCTCGACGGAGGAACGGGAGAGCGCAGGGCCTGATCAGCCTCGCCTTACTGTGGCCAGACCTGACCCGGCTCGAGGTGATGCCCCATGACCCTCGACCTTTGGGAACACGCAGCCCGCCAGTTCGAACCACCCGCGAACCGGTGGCCCACCCCGGGCGCCCTCGCGGCCGAGCTCAACCCGCGCACCGTGCAAACCCCGGCGCTGCAGCTCATCGACGACGCCCTCGTCCGCACCGCCCGCACCCCCGACTCCCGCCTCATCATCACCATGGCCCCCCAAGAAGGGAAGTCCGTCCGCGTCGCCGGCGACTTCCCCACCTGGCTCCTCACCGAGAACCCCGACCTGCGCGTCGTCGCCGCCTCCTACGGGCAGTCCCTCGCCAACCGCAACGGCCGCGCCATCCGCAACCGCATCACCACCCACCCCCAGCTCGGGCTGCGGATCGCACCCGACAACGGAGCCGTGCACGAATGGACCATCGACGGCCACGAAGGTGGCGTCCTGTCCGTGGGTGTCGGCGCCGGCGTCACCGGCCGGCCCGCGGACCTGCTCATCATCGACGACCCCATCAAGGACCGGAAAGAGGCCGACTCCAAGGTCTACCGCGACAACGTCTGGGACTGGTGGACCGACGCCGCCAGCGCACGTCTCGCACCCGGCGCACCGGTGGTCCTGATCCTGACCCGGTGGCACCACGACGACCTCGCCGGCCGACTCCTCGCCCAAGACGAAGGCTGGGAGCTGCTGAACATCCCCGCCCAAGCCGACCACAACCCCGACAAGGGCGAAACCGACCCCCTCGGCCGGCGCCCGGGCGAGTTCATGGTGTCGGCGCGTGGCCGCACCACCGAGCAGTGGGAGAAGCGGAAGCGCACCGCCGGGTCCCGCACGTGGGCGTCGCTGTACCAGGGCCGCCCCACACCGGACACCGGGAACCTGTTCCCCGCCGACGGGTGGGCCCGCTACGACCACCCGCTGTGGATCGTCCGCGACGACGGCGCCCGCATCGTGCCCGACGCCGGCCGCAACCCCGACGTCGAGCTCGTGCAGTCGTGGGACTTCACCTTCAAGGACACCAAGTCCAGCGACTTCGTCGTCGGCGGCGTGTGGTTGCGCCGCGGCGTCGACGTGTTCCTCCTCGACATGGTCCGCGGCCGCATGGGTTTCTCCGAGTCGTGCCAGGCCATGCTGGACCTGACGGCCAGGTGGCCGCAGGCGGTCGCGAAGCTCGTCGAGGACAAAGCCAACGGGCCTGCGATCCTGAACGCGTTGCGTGCCAAGGTTGGTGGTCTGATCGCGGTGGAGCCGGAGGGGTCGAAGTACGCGCGCGCGGCCGCGATCAGCCCCTTCGTCGAGGCGGGGAACGTGCACCTGCCGGACCCGCTGGCCGTTGAAGGGACCGCGTGGGTCACCGACCTGACTGAGGAAGCACGTGACTTCCCCAACGGCGCCCACGACGACACCGTCGACATGACGTCGCAGGCGGTGCACCGGCTGCTGCTGGTGCCGATGCTCGACGGGGACGTGCACGACGCGGACGACCTGTTGGACGAGCTCGACGACGAACCCCTCGCCTGGGTTTCGAACTACTGATCTTGCGGAGGGGTGACCCGTGACGCTCGTCCCCACCACCCCCACAATCGAAGTGTCCACGGCTGAGGTCGCCCAGCTCGAGCACCTCGTCGAAATCCTCGAGGAGTCTCTCGCCGACGCACAGCTCGCCGCCGAAGACAGCGGCTGGTACAGGCTCGGCGAACTCACGGGGCAGGTCATCACCCGCGAGCAACTCCGCAAGACCTCACGACTCGCGCAGATCATGGCCATCGCCGACCCCCTCATCAGCCGCGGCATACAGTTGCGCACCGCGTACGTGTGGGGCCTTGGCGTCACCATCCAAGCCACGCAAGAGGACGACGCCCAGCAGGACGTCAACGCCGTCGTGCAGGCGTTCATGGACGACCCGTCAAACCAGGCCACGTTCACCTCCGCGCAGGCCCGCGAAGAGCTCGAGCAGCGGCTCGCCACCCAGGGGCAGGCGTTCGAGGTCCTCGTGACGTCACCGCTGTCGGGGCGGGTGCAGGTGCGGGTCATCCCCGACCGTGAGGTCGACGACGTCATCGCCAACCCTGACGACGCGACCGACCCGTGGTTCTACAAGCGCACCTACACCCGCACCGTCGTCGAGCAGGGATACGCCGGCACCCGCACGCGCGAGGAGACCCGAACAGTGTTCTACCCGGCGGTCGGGTACTGGCCCAGGTTGCGGCCGTCGACGATCGACGGGAAGCCCGTGGAGTGGGACAAGCCGGTCCTGCACACGTGCGTGAACCGGCCCGACGGGTCCAAGTGGGGC